GATTTGAAACATCTTGAGTGTGGGCATCAATATCGAACTTTTCCTCAGTATAGGGAATAAGGTACTCGCCTCTGCTGTTTTTTAACAAAACCTTTATTGCTGTAACTTCTTTTGTAGCCATAACCACTCCATATAAAAAGGGGCGAATTTCACGCCCCAAAATCATCATACATTAAAATTTAAACCAATTCTTCATAAGATAAGGCGTCAGTAATGCCATACCCAGCAAGGGTTGTCGCCTTATCAGCTTTGCCGGAAATATCCTGATGTTCCTGTAAAAACCTATTGTCCGCCTCTGATTTGGTATAAGATTCGCCTTTCATCGCTACTTTGGCCGTATCCACCGCTATTGAATTGCCGGTGATGACAATACCTTGACCTGCTGAATACACATCCACTAAATCGCTAACCAAAATGTAAATATGCTCGTTGTCGGTATTGGCCAACAACAAATCAATGTATTTGTCGCCAACTTTATAACCTTGAACAGGCGTGTCGTCCGTGACCACGGTAGATACCTGTCCGGATTGCACAACCATATCGTTGGCGATATTGATTTTGTCGCCAACAGGCGCGCCGTCTTTAGTGAGCTGATAAGTGGCGGAATATCCGCTGTCAGCTGTTTCAGATTTGGCCAAAGAATACACAGGCACATTTGGGACACTAATGTCTACTTCTTTAGAAACAATCTCCAGTTCAACGCCGTTGACCTTGATTTTTTCAATCCGGTTAACCTGAGCACCGGCTTCCACATCGCCAATCGGCTCGCCAGCGTCATTGATAATTAGGCTCGTTTTTGTCACCGGATACAGCTTGTTGCCGTTGCCGTCTTTAATGTAAATATTTTTATCTGTCATAGTTTCTCCTTTCAAAAATTAAAAATTATTTAATGACGCTATACGTCATCGTATCGGGGTAAATAAGTGTTAAAGCCACTTTATCATCTTGTAGAGGCTCATAAGCTACGCCATCCAAAATTCCATATCCGCCAAGCGTTTCAGACTTTTTATCCATACGGCTGGCAATTTCCGCCGCCGCTTCGGCATAGTGTTTGGAAGAATAGTCAAATTCTTCTACCAGGCCATCAGATTTAACTGCCCACGCTTTAGCCATTTCTGCTGCTTTTTGAGCTTCCGAAACCAAATCATCTGTGCCGTTTTGGATATAATTTCTTATGTCTTGAACAGTTTTGGCCGCACTCGGCACTTCGCCGTTTTCGGTTATGACAACGGTTGAACTGTCGCCGTGCGTGATGTCGTGCAGAATTTTGGCATCCGCGTTAACCACAACCCGAATGTCGTTAATTGCTTTGGCAACAGAGGGAACTTTGCCGCCCTCGGTGTCAACCACGGTCGTAATATCTCCATGAACAACCTCGTGCAATAAACCGGTATCAACCTCGGCTCTATCCACCGCGGCGTTTAATCTTTCTTGCATATTTGGCATAATTAGCTCCTTAATTAAGTTTAATCGGACATGAGCGATGAACAAGAATATGGAGCTTATCAACCGTAAACTCCAACTTTTGGAAATCAGAATCTATGATGATTTCCATTGCGTCTTCAGTAATTGTCGGACGGTCACGAATTTCAAGTTCGGATGTGATTTGCCAAAGCCTGCCTGCAATAAGGCTTGCCTCAAACTGCTGCGTAAAACGTGCATCTTGCTCGGTTAAGCCAATTCCGCCCAAAAGCGTGATGACAAACCATTCCGCTCCTTCTTTGGCATGATATTTATACCAAGCTTCAAACAAGCAGAATTGTTCGGGGTTCATAATCCATCTGACAGAGATTTTAGATGGAGTTTGCGTATATCTGCGCCGTTGCCGTGCGGGACCGGATTCCATATCGGTGCGGATAATCGCCTCATCGGGGCGAATGGAATATCCCTCAACCGTAGGATATGGTAGTTTTTTCGGAAAGATGATTGTCATCGATAACTCCCATAAGCCGGATTAAGCGCATAGCGTTGCTCCAAAATCGGCGATAAGCCTTCACCTTTGCTGATATTTCTGCCAATCGCACCCTCAATTTTTTCAATCATCACATCAATCGAAAGATTGCCACTTGCGTCCTGTTTTGAAGTTGCCGTTGCCTTTGTGCCGCTCGCATTGTTATGAACGTTGATATTAACCAAAACCGGTGTTTTATTGTGCAATTCCGCACCCAGCACATCCATTTGCCCTTTGGTAAAGACAGTTTCGCCTCGTTTGGCAATAATCGGAATTTCATCACCAACCAACCCGCCTGTGTGATATTTCGGCGCACTGGCAAACACAGCAGGATTTGCCACTTTGGAAGATAAACTGTCCGCACCAATCACCCCACCGCTGTGGGCGGTAGCAAAACCGAAATATGAAGACAATCCAGTCATCAAAGGTTGTGTGATGGATTGCCGGATAGCAATTTTCGCAAAATCGCTAACGATCGACTGCACCAAATCGGCAATGTTCGCTTTTCCAGTTACAACAAAGTCGGCAAGGATGTTCTCCATGTTATTAAAGGCGTTTTTAACTGCGCTTTCGGCAAGACTTGCAAAATCATCAAGTTCATTTTTGAGGTTGATAAAACCACGCTTAAAGCCGTCCTCCAATGATTTGGAAGATTGAAGAGCTGCTTCATCGGCTTTTTTAACCATTCCCTCATAAACTTGCTCAATTTGCTCCTTGTATTTCTGATAATCCGCCGAACTGGTGTCAAGATTCTTCAGGGCGTTTTTGCGCCATTCGTCAGCTTTAACCATTGCCTGCTCATAGGGTGTTTTAAGCTCCAAAATCTTATTTTTGATGTCCTCAATATTCTTTTTATACGCCTCTGCATCAATCGAAATTGTCGGTGTAACTTCGGTTTTAGCTTCTTCTTTCGGTCGAAGTTCAGGATTTTGCAAATATTTGAGTTCTTCTCTTGCTTTCCTGGCATCCTGTTCGGCAGCTTTCAAGAGTAATATCTTATCCTGAATTTCTTGCGCCTTAGGTTGAAAATCAGGATATTCTGCCGCTATTTCCCAAATTTGCTTTTGGTATTGTTCCAAATCAATCTTGGATTGGCGGAGAATATCAGCGGTTTCTTTCGCATAAATTTCATAATTTTTGAGAAAGGCATTAGGTGCAAAACGAGTTGTAAGCGACAATCCGCCGGTCTTTTTCAACTCCTCCCGCAAATCACGAATATTCTGCTCGGCGGTCTTTAGCTTTAAGCCCCATTCAGCCAAAGCCATATCTTTGGTTTGTTGCGCTGAAAATTTAGATGCTTCTTCCACCGTAGCCTTGAGTTCATCTTTAAACTTTTGCAAGGTTTCGGCGTGTTCACGAGCTGCTCGTTTAGCAACATCATGGCTGTCAACGAGTTTGTAAATTGCCATTCCTGCCAATATTGCCAAACCTGCGGGGCCACCGATAAGAGCAAGCGCACCTTTCAAAACACCCACAGCAGTAGCCGTAAGAGCCATTTGCGCCGCCGCCAATTTGGAAACTCGACTCATCATCACAATACCGGCAATGGCGGATTTTGTGGAAACACTCAACCCAGTCATTGCCACTTGCAGATATCCGACACTCGCCCTTAAAGCCGTTATTCCGCCAAGAATAGCCGTAGAGCCGAACCTTGCGCCGAGAATGGTTAATAAAACATCGGCATTCTCCGCAAGTGTGAAAAACGCTTTTGAAGCGGCTTTCACGGCAAAAGTCAGCGTTTTGCCGATTGTTGCCGCCGCACTACCGCTTTTTTCCACCAGTTCATTAAACTGCGTAAACGTGTCTTTTAAGGCATCGTTTAAGCCGTTTTTACCGATGTCACGGTACATTTTCTCAAAACCGTCCTCAATATTTGAGAGAACGCCGGACATCGTTTTCATCTGCTCTTCCATTGCTCCGGCAAAGTTGACATCGCCAAGCGAACGAAGATATTTTTCAATCTCGGCGGCGTTTTTCTTTACTTTTGTTGTAACGCCGGCAAAGGTAAAGCTGACATCGTCATTAACGACTTTTGCTTTGATACCGAAAGTTTTAAGCCGTTCAAACTCGCCAACCGTTGCCGCCGCCACCGCACCAACAAAATCAAGAATGTTTTTGCCAAACGCCGAAGCTGTGTTGCCGTAAGAGGTCAAAGCCGCCTCGGACGGTTCTAATCCCAGAGCTTTAAGCCGAATAAATGCCTCAACGATTTCGTTGAGTTGATAAGGCGTGTCAATCGCAAACTTCTCAATCAGCGCGAAAGCCTCTTGCGCGCCTTTGGCAGAACCGGTAACAGTTTTAAGCGAGCCGGACAGCTGTTCAAAAGAATTGTTGGCATTAAAAATCGCCGAAAAGGTGTTTTTCAACCCCTGAAATCCGAGATACGCTCCAAACAAAGCCGTTCCTTGCCGAATAACCTCGTTAAAAGAGCGTGCAGTCGCATCCAAGGCTTTTAAATTATCATTGGCTGGCTGAATAACTTGCGTAATCTGCCGAAAAGCCCGATCGCCATCAACTCCGAGAGATTTAAACTCCCGCCGGACTTTATCACCACCCACCGCTTCAAGCCGTATTGATAGTTTTTTCGCCGCTGTACTCATTTTTTAAACCTATATTCATCCCTGCAAATCCAACAGGCAACAATTCGCACATCATTTCCATATCAAAGTTAATGTTTCGGGCAATATCCAACGCCATAGATAAATCAGGCTTAGAAAGTTTTAATAAAATTTCCCAAGCCTGATAGCCGACATCGGTTTCCAAGGTCGTTTCGGTGTATCGGCACTTATGGAACGGACAGAGTGGATTTAGCTCTGAACATCCTTTGCAGTAGTTGCGCCCGTCTCCAAAGTGCCATTTGGCTCGGGCGTGGAGGCGTTTTTTTCTGCCGCCAGAATTTCTTGTAAGCCGCAATACTGGTGGCGGAAATTCTCCGCCACCGCCCAAAAGTTTGAAAAAAGCTCGTCAATTTTGGCCTCTGTCAACGGAGCCGCTTTATCTTCTTCCGCCTCTAACACTCCCGTCCACTCCAAAATACCGGCAATTCCAAGCCCGATAAGGAGATATTTATCTGCCAACGCCTCACGTTTGACAGGGTTTTCAATATCAAGCTCATTGGTAACACCTGCTTCTTTATTTACTTTATAAACTTTCGCCAATTCAGCCAATTTGCTGTTCATATAGGCTTTTGCCTCATAAAAAACGGCGGAAGTACAGGGTTTAACCTTAACTTTCACTCCGTAATCAAGCTCGAGCCAATATGGCTCTTTATTAATTTTTAGCCTAATCATCAGTATTCCTCCACATCATTTACAAGAGTTACAGTCATCATTTTTCCAAGTGTTTGCTCTTTTGCACCTTGAAAATCGTACGAACACTCAATTCCACCGGGGCCGTTAATAGAGCGTTTTGGCTTAGGCAAATAGACCTCATGACAAGTAATCGCCAATTTTTGAGTATCGGAAATCTGATAGCCGAGTTCTATATCAACTGGCGCACCGTCACGCGCCTTATCAAGCATTATGTTATCGCCATAGCGAGCGGCAATATTGCCTGACAAACTCGCCACGCCCAAATCAATAGCCTCAACTTTGGCATCATTACGGATTGTCTGAATACGCTCCAAATTGTTGGAATAGGTAACGCTAGCAGTCGTAATGTTGGCAAGCCTTGTTCCGCCAGATTTAATAAACCCCTGAAATTGCGAAAAACGTACAAATCTTTTTACATCTGGTGCCGCAGAGATACTTGTTTCAGCTCCGAATTCACTTTGCGCCATAACCGAAACTGTAACCTGCGCTTCTCCCGAACGTTCAAAATTAAAAGCAATGCTATCCGCGCGAACACCAGCAAAACGGATGAATTGCGGAACTTCTGGCAATCCTACTTCCAAAGAATAACTGGGAATTGAGGTTTTTCCGCTTTCAAAAATATGTTCGCAAACACTTTCGTTCATTTTTGTAGTAGGCATTCCAAAGATTGCTTTAAGCCAAATTCCAATGTTATTAAGGTCAACAGGCACAGCCAACTCACCGCCGACATCAATAATATCTTGAAAAGGCTGTGTCGGATCGCGTCCCAACCCTAAAATATTTGAGGCAATTAAGTTTTGCTCGCTGTCAACCGTTGAAGATATAAACGGGATTTGAATATATCCCTCATCAGGTATAACACCATATTCTTTTTCTTCTGTAATCAATAGCTTGGCGTTCCAACCGTATGCTCTAGACATTTTAGCCTCCATTTCAAGGGGGGGTATAGCCCCCAACAAGTTAATAAAATTTGTTTTGCGCCGTTAGATTTTTACAGGTGTAGCCAACTACATCAAAAAAATCTAACAAACAAGGCAGATTTTAGACCTTGCCCTGCGGGTCTGTTTGCGGTTATCATTTAATTTGTCGCAAGCCTTGCGAATAGTGACGCTATTGGCTGCGTCTTGCTCCTCTTATCTGATTAACCGCAAATCAGATTGGGAGCTGTAACCCCCCTTAAAATGGAGGCTTTATCCTTTAAGTTAAATTTGAATCTGATACATATTCCAAAACAATCGGTACAGTCGCCGCTTTAATGGTTATGCCGCCATCAATCGGTTGTTCGGCAAATTCCGGCGGTTCAGCGTGCATATAGTCAATTTTGCCGGACAAAGTTGGATCAACCATAATTAAATGCCCGATTTTTTCTAACAACATATCCAATGCGGAGTCACTGTCCGCCGGATTTACCTTTTGCGTTAATACTTCAATCTCCGCCCGATGTTGAAACAAATAGAGCAGGGGAGACAATAAGACCAAAGGCTCGCCGACATTACCATCGCGCAAAACCACCAACCCACCGGAAGGGATTTTTAAGGGCAACACTTCATTACGCCGAACAACAATCTCACTTAAAGCCAACAACCGTTCATACAACGCCTGTAAAACTTCTTCTCGTTTACTCATTTGACAAATCCTTTTTTCTTACCTATATAAGTTTAGAACGAATGTTATAGGATGAAATTATGTCTCAAATTTCTGAAAACGTCATAGAGCACCAGCAACAGTTGGAAAAAGATATTGAAGTATGTGAGCAAATGCGCCAAGATAGTATAAAGTCACAAGATTTCAGGTGCATTAGCTTTATCGTTGACCATATTTGATAAAATATATGCAGGAGTTTATCCACAATTGTTGATTTTAACATGGATACTGTATTTTATTTCGTTATTATCAACTTTAGTATCTTTTTTAACAGCTCAGATTACATTTGACGAACAGATAACTTGTTTCACTGCGCTAAAAAATGAGGAAGCATACAGTTCAAATCGTTTTACAGAATTTCAACATTGGACAGCAATTTTAAATTATGTTTCAATGTGCACTTTCATTATTGCTTCTGTCTTTTTTATAACATTTGCATCATTAAATTTATTAAATAAGGAAACAAATATGACTATTATCGCTCAAGATGGATTAACAACCAATTCTATGACACAAAAAATATTAACAGAGGGGTTAACTCCTAATAAGGCAAATATTACAAAAATCGAAAATGGTCTTACACCAAACAGTATTTCGAAGAATGTAATAACCGATAAGACTGCACCTCAACAGCCTAATTCTCCTAAAACGAACTCACCCATTCCACAAAATTTGCCAGAGGATCATAAATAGCTATTGCCAATTCCTTAAAATCAGTTCCGGCACTTTATCTTGCCATTTCACGCTTTCGGTTGAAAAGTTTATCAACTTCGGCATTTTGACTTGCGGCACAAGGATAAAAGCAATAATCGTCTTTTTCTTCTGTTCATGCACCAACAAAGATGCGCTGTGTGGTCGATAAACAAAGCGAAGTTTGACACCTTTCCATTGCTCGTACAGTGCAGGTGTTATCTTTTTGCCGTAAATTTTCTTTTTTATAGCTTCAGTTGGAATAGCAAGCCACAAGCCGTTTTTACCACGAATGACCGTTTCAAACTCAAATCCCTCCATAATCGTGGGAGCTTTGGTGTAAACGATACCAGCGGCAGAGATGCTTTTCTTGGCTTTCGGAAAAACATCACCGAGCCAAGTATTAGCCAAGCGAGAACTCAAACCCGAATTTTTAACCTGTGAGCGCATAGAGGTTTTTAGTCCGTCTGTTGCCTGTTTAATCCCAGAGGTAACAGCCGAGGCGGCGTTTTGGTATTCTTTTTCGATAAATTCTTGAAGATTTCCCTCAAATGCCACTTTCAAACGCATACTAAATCACAACTCCACACCAGATTATGAATATCTTTAACAGGCTCTGAATAAACAGAATATGTTTGGTTATCGGTATAGATTTTATCGCCGATTTTTAATTCCGGCGCATCCGCTATTCGTATCCTTGCCCGATGGGAGGAGGAATGAGTGTTGACAAACCCAATCCCCACAATCTCGTCAGGTTCAGTTAAGATGATGCGAATGTTTTGGTTTTTATACGTTGCTGTCTTCCCCAGTCGGAGGAACAGGCTGTCCACCGCCATTTGCATTGGATTTGTCATTATCTTTTCCCTGTAAATTTTCTTCTTTGGTTACTCGTTCAGCAAAATTAAGCTCTACAAGGCGTTTTGCCTCATCTTCGCTTACATCACAGACAGTTCCTGGCGCAACTTCTTTTTGCTTGCCGACAACCAATGTAATTAAAGGTCTGATTTTTACCATAAGAACCTCCTTAACCAACGGTTACACACATAGAAGCATTCGGGCGATACGGTACGACCAATGGCGCGGATTGCAACAACAACCAACGCACGCTCGGATCTTCCTCAATCCAAGACTTTGTAAAGTAGCGTTGCGCTGTCCAGTTGGCTTTTTCATCATGGATCGCACCATAACATCTTGTTCCCTCAAGACCGTCTTTTGAACCTAAAATGACGGTCTTGCTAGGCAGAAGGTTTGTTGTTTTACCATCATCGCCTATATAGCTGTCGTTATAAACCCATAAATCAAAGTCGCCGATAGAGCCGACATAACGCGCTTTACTGTCTTTACCGCGCACAATCGGATCTTTATTTAAAGTATTGTTCGTGCCGCGTCGGTAGTCGAGATATTT